TTAAATAAAATATCGCTGTCTATAAATAATAAATGCGTATGATCAGATTGAAGAAACTCACTAACGCATAAATTTCTACCCATAGTCACTAATGAGGATTTCATCATATGCAAAGTTAATTTTATTTTTTTGTTAAAACATTCTTCTTGCAATTTAAAAACAGATTGCATGTAATGCATGGTCACTTTATCATGAACTGGAGTTGCTAAAAATAATCTAACTTCTTTCATGTAGAATGCCTTGTAGAAAATTTGTCCATTCTATTTTTTTCTTATCCCAGCTATAAAATTTTTTTACAAAGTTTTGTTGCATCTGTAGATGTTCAAAAACCTCTGGCTCGTGTATCGTGTTTACTGCTTGACGTATTGCAGATGCAAATTTATTAGCAAGTCTTTTTGTATCTTTTTCATAGGTAACATATACAGGAAACTCTGAGCACGTTTCATATAAAGCACCAAAGTTTGTTACAATACAATATAATCCAGCAGCCATTGACTCAAGAGCTGCATTGCAACTTGTTTCTTCCCATATACTAGGATAAGCAAACATATGGTAACGATATATGTATTTTTGTATAAAAGAGTGTTCTTTGTAACCTATGTAAGTTACATTCTCTAACTTTCTAGCTTGCTCGTATAAAGGCTCATACTTATCATTATTTTCTTTTTCAAACTCATCTCCATAAATTTTACAACTACTAAACACATCTACATGTACGTTACAATCTTTTAATAAACTCATAGCACCTAATAAAACATTAAGTCCTCTCCAGGGTGTAACATGAAACAACATACGTACCATATTGCCTTCACTAAAAGGTATTAGTGTAGGAAAATTATTTACACCATTTTTTATGACATGACATTTGTTAGTGGGTATATCAAATCTATATCTATACTTTTCATAGTTCCAATGACTATTAAAAACATACCAATCAAACTTATCGTGATTACTTTTATCTTCAAACCACGGATATATATTAGGTTGGTCGTGACTATTTTTTTGCCATAAAATATTAATTTTTTCTTTACTTAACTCTACTTTACCAGGTATTGATGTGCATATTTGAAAATTGTTTAAGAGCTTGTCATCAACGTAATGAGACAAAAACCTATGTTGTATTTCTGTACCACCTGAAGGATTCATGAACCGTACTCTAATAACAATTCTTGTCCTTGTTTAATTTTTTTAATAGTCATTACTTTATATACTAAATAATCATCCCAGTCTAAATCAACAAACAAACAACAATTAGGTTCATCACTATGATTTAAAAAACCTCCCATCGGAGTTCTAACATATCCGTGTATAATAGGTATTTTTATATGACTCATACCTAAATCATATTTATTAGGTATGTTATATTTAGCAAAAATGCCATGCCCATGAGTAGAACTTACATCAATCTTCAATTCTTTTGGTAAAGGATTATAATAAAATCTATCGTATTTAATTTTCATCTTTGGTTTTGCTTATCAAGGACAAAGCTTCTTTTGGAACAATAATATTTACGTCAACTGCTATATCTTCTCTTTTTGTGTCAGTGTTAGGATTTTCTACGTCATGATCTGCATCTTGTTTAGATGCATATATTACATTAGTTTTTATGTTACGATATGTTTCTTGAGACTCACATTTAATTTTTTTCATTTATATAATATCCTATAATTTAACAGATAAATCAAGCATTAACTAAACCAACAAACTATACTGTATCTAGTGCCAGACGTAATTGGTTCAATTGAATGAGGATACATAAAATTACTAGGAAACATAACAAGGTCCCCCGTTTTTAACTCTATTTTACTATATGCAACTTGTTGATTATTAGGGTAATAAAATATAAGCTCTCCTCCTTTATAATCTTCATTTAAATTTATTATAAAAGATAATTGTCTATTTACTTGATGGTATGCATCTGTGTGTTTTTTATAAAAATTACCTTTGATATATTTTAATAAATTAATAGATTCTAATTTTAATTCCTGATGCAAACTAGGAAATAGCTTTTGATAATTTTTTATTGCTGTGCTGCAAGTATTAAATATTAAATTTTTATATAAAAGATCATATTCGTTTGACTCATCTAATCCATAATTGTAAACATTTCTATATTTTATATCTTCAATGTCTTTACCATCTTTTAACAAAGTCGCTTTTTTTGAAGGACTAATTTCAATATATTCTGATAAATTTTTACATACTTTATAATGTAAAGCTTTTTCTATTTTAAAAATAGCAGAACTAATTTTATCCATTTTCTTGAGAACGATCAATCAAAGCGTAACTTATTAATCCTTGTATTTTATTACTGCCAGTGGCTGCTTGTATAGTTACAGCATCCCCTGCTTCTAAATTTAATCCTTGAGGTGTAGCGTTTACTTGAGATTTAGCCGCAACGTCATCTCTGAAAAATTCATACTCAGTGTTAGAATCAGATGAATCAACAAAATTCATATTTACTAAAATAGCTGATGAAGCATCATTGTTTGCACAGTAAACACTTTTAACTATAACTGTTGCGTTAGTAGGACATGTAAACACTGTAGTTTTACTTGTATCAGCTTGTTTAAAACCTTGATTTTTATACTGTATTGTCATGATAAAAAATATTCAAAAGCTTGTTGATCATTTTTAATTTCTTGTTGATAACTAAAATTTAATTTTTGTATTATTTGTGTAATAGCTAAATTAATAAGTCTTTGATTTTCAATATTATATTCTTCTTTTGGTTCTGGTATAAATGTATTTATTTTAGCCAATTTTTTTTCTCTGCTTTCTTATAGCTTCTTTGCCTGCTTTTGCTATATTTACAACTTGAGTTTTACCCATTACCTTAGCACGTTGTTCCATTACTGTTAAGATCTGTATTTTTCTAGCAAAAGGTTTTGATAATTTTTTAACTTTTGCAACAGTTTTTCTAGCATCCGCAGGCGTGGCAAATTTAATTTTTACCGTATCCTTTGGATTTTCATCAGTATATAATCTACGACCGCTACCTTTAGGTTTTTTTCCCGTTCCCTTTAGTGGTTCTTTTTTTGTTACCATTTGTTACCATTTTTTTTAATATACTAGCTTGTTTTTGATGCAACTTTGAAGCTTTTTCTAAACCTGCAATTACACCCTTTAATTGTTTTTGATTCATTTACGTTTACCTTTCTTTTTTTCAGGTTCTTTTCTTAAAACTTTATATATTATATCAGGAGGCGCAGCAAAATAATAGTGTTCTTTCATAATGAATACCTTAATAGCTTTTTGTTTGTCTAAACCCCACCTAAATTCTTTCTCGTTTTCTTTAATTAATTCATAATAAAATTTATACTGTTCAGGCCATTCATGTTTTGAAAATTTCCATATTTTTGCAGCATTCAAAACTATAGCATATGGATTAGAGGTGTGATCACTTTTCCATATTTTTTCATCCTCAAAACTAACAACATTTTTTATGTCCATACATTATCGCCTACCATCAGGTTGCACATCAGCTTTAAATGTGCCATAACGCCAACTTTCATCAGTAGTTTCGTTTTCAATTTTTAAATTAATAGCTCTGGCTCTAGCTCTTGTGTCTACTTTTTGAGTTGAACTAGATATAGTAAAAGGACCTAAACTACTACTAGCTTCAGTGTCACTTGGAAAATCTTTTAAATTTATAGTTACTTTAGCGTTTCCATCAAGTGCTCTAAAATCAGGGACAAATCTTCTTATTTTCATAAAAAACTCTCCAGTAACCGTTAAACCTTCTGCTTGTCCCTGTACTTCAAAATCACCACTTTGAATACTACCAATGATAGCAGTATGTGTTCCGTCAAAACTTACTTGATTGACTCCTTTTTCATGAGCATACAAAGTTGTAGCACCATTAGTGTTTGTGACTCCTTGTATAATTGGAAAAGTAGGTATAGCTGTAGTGCTGTATTCAGTAGCATAAGGGTTTTCGTAAATTGTTTTGTCATAATAAGTTGTTCTAGGTAATGATCCTATTGTCCATAAACCCTCAGCATAGTTGTAACTGACCACTCTATCAATTTGAAGAGATCCTGCTTTAGGATAAAACCAATTTATTTCACTAAATAAAGAATTGTAACCAGCATACACTACATCTGCTGCATCAAAGTTTATACCTAAATCATCTGTGTCTTGTGTTGTAAAAACAAAGTCCTCAACTTGACAAGATATTTTTTTAACAGTTCCATCATATAAATAAAAACCACCAGCTTGTCCCATCCAATAAACTACACCGTTTACTGCAACTATTGCATGTTGTGAAATTAATCCACAATTAGCTCCAACTTGTTGAATACCAAATGTAAAAGGAGGTCCAACAAATTGCATCGTATAAGCAGCAGTATCAGTCAATATTAAAATATAACTACCAGCATTTACTGCACCGACTATTTTTGTTCCGCTATCTATTCTAAATGTACCAGCAGTATTAGTAGAAGTGGGTGTGTAATCTTCAAAGTTTTCTTGATCTGCAAAACGTATAAACATTTTATCTTGAGAGTTTGTACCTACAGTAGTTTCAGTGCCTAAATGTATTAAATGTCTATCTCTGTCAGATACTACAGTCATCACGCTTTGTACTGGTGCGTTTGTTATGACTGTAGCTCTTGTTGACAGAGCCGAGGCACTGCTCGGGTTCCATTGAAAAGTCTTATTGTTTTTTACAGTCGCAACTAATATTTGTCCAAAGTTATCTAATGACCAGTTTCCTGGTTCTAATGTTACTTCACCAGTCGGTGAGGCATCTCCCCACCCTGTAAAGCTTGAAGCTTCTTGTACCACAGCACCATCGCTGTGTGCTGATCGTGTAGATCCAGAAGCTCCTCTTACGATTCCTGTAACAGTGCTGCCTGCTACACCTGTATAAGTTATTAATTCATCACCTACTTTAAATGTGCCCCCATCACTACTAAAACCGGATACAGATGTTAAAGTAATTGTTGTTCCAGAACCACCTGTACCATTTGCATCATCTAATAAAGCACCATTTAAAGTTGTGCTTGTTATAGAAGAATTTGTACCACCATAAAGGCCTGTACCAAAACCATAACCAGTTACTTGTACCGCATCACCAACTTTAAAATATGGAGTTAAAGTAACACTACCTCCAGCACTAAAACCAGCACCA